TTTAAATATGTATATAATAAAGCATGATGATTAAATATTTCCGAAATTTAGGTTAATGGAACTCAAATTCAACTAAACCTTCTTCAACTTCAATCTCATCAAGAATAGCCATAAAGTCAATAGGTTCAGCAATCCTCTTGTCTAGCAATGTAATGCTCTTTTCTTTGAAATGATGAAATATTTCAGACCACATTGGGTCAATCACATCTGGCAAGCTTTGTATGAAAGATTTTAATTTTAGCCATTTAACTTCAAATGATAATGGATTCTCTAAAAATGCCAATGGCATTTCAAATTTATGGAATGTTGAATCCATGTTATTTGCTATTAATGTTATGTGAATGCAATCTACCAGTATGCTCGACCATTCATTGGTTTCTAATAACTTGGCAGTGGATACAATAATCGATAATATTCCCAAGTTTTTCCTTGAATAATAGCCATCTGATGCAAGATCAAATGCTGTTTTAAAATTATTCATGGACTTGATAAGAGACTCATTAATTGCATTTTTGTAAGTAGTTCTTGAATTGCCATATCTAGATGTGTACAACTTAAGGATAGGAGTTGTTTCAATATCTTCCATTTCTTGAACTTCCATTATATCATCACTAAATGCATTGAAATCAAATTCATCACAATCCGTCCTCTGTGTCCCATCACAAGATAGTATTTTTGATATTGAAATTAATGACAAATTAGATATTTTCGAGTAGTCAAGTGTCATTAATTCTTGGCAATTCAACAATTTCCTTAAAGAAACCATGCCTATATTCAAGTCAGGCCCATAAAACATTGAGCATTTTGACAAGTTAGCTCTCCTCATTGCAACTTGCTCTGTTGGTGTTATTTGGACTTTAGATAATAGGAAATTTTCATCATTTAAAAATGGAACTCTTCTGAGCAAAACTTTAGATGAGGCTTTTTGTTCAGTTACTATCACAAGACAAACAGGAATAATTTCATTAAAAAAACGTCCTTTGTTTTTGTTTTCTTCATTTCTAGTGATAATTGATGAATAATTATGGATCTGATATGTGTATTGATTTTGATTTTTTCTTTGATATGTTATATAAAATTCACCTTCATCTATTGTACATTTTTGCATTCTCTCAAATCTCATGCCATGCCTTGTATTCAATAATTTACGGCCTGCATTTATTATGGTTTCATATCTTGTGTTTATCAACCTTAGCTCTGCTGCAGTCAGAATATCATCCTGGCCTACAATTCTGATTGATCTATTATAACCATTTATTTGTAGATCAATTGGGCCTCTATCAAATTCTCGGCTCGTTTGTGCCATGTTCCAAGTAATTCTTTCGGAACTTTTCATGGCATCATATCTATCTAGATCATTTTGGGTCAGATAACCTGTTCTCCATAATAGTGGTATAAAATCAAATCTATTTTGACTTTGGCATATCATATCTAAGAGTTTCTCTAATGGTATGTTCTTATAACTATATGTACTGATCATTTCTTTGAGCACACTTGTTCTATAGTCTTGTGATACGAAGGAGTCTAAAAAAAAGAATAGTAACCGGAAACATTCTACTGCAATGTTGTAATCTGTAGATTCTGTTTTCGTTATAATTGACTTATGACCCTGAACCACAACTTGCTTCAAATAATGCATGCTAAACCATTTATCATCTTTTATAAGGCTTCCTTGTATCACACTGCAAAAGTCATGTACTGTTTTAGTTTTAGTTGGTAGTATAAAAACTTTCACTTTATGATCTGCAGATTTTATGTATTCATAGCAAATCTGATAAACTTTTGTCAATTCTCTAATTTTGGCTAGATTGTATTGTATTTCATCTGCAAATTCTATTTTTGACAATTTATCCTCCATCTTTTTTATAAGACCTACTTCATCAATAAATTGATTAAGATGCACTAAGTCTCTCTCCATCTCTTCAACATTGGCACCATGAATATCAGGGTTTCCTCTAGAATATGCTCTCAATACTAGAGCTGGTGAGTGGTGGATCAGTTTCATACTCCTGAATTCTGGCATTGAATTTGCTGCAATACCAACTTTGGGTAAAGGTGATCCGATTGTGCTAAGGACCATACTATTTGCTATTGTTACAAGAAGCGGGTCATTTGCAATACAATGGTTAAAGACAATTATTATATCATCTATTGTAAGTGGTAGGGAATTTAAGTCTTGGATGAGTTTATAATAGGACTCAACAAATGTATACCTACCACTTATTTTGGGGTGATTTTCAACAGCAATACTATCGCTTAATGTTAAAAATCTTTCAGATAGATGATCATAATCTATTACCGGCTTATGCGAAAACAGTATTTGTTCTATAAATAATTGGCTGGGATTCTGTATAGATAATGATTCCTTAAATCTTTTGGAATTATATCTATACAATATTATATTCATATATTCTTCTTTATTCTCACCTTTTGTTATTGTTAATTCCGGATGTCCTGATATATACTCTAGCAATTCCTTAGTTTTGTCCTTTGAAGACATTACTGTTTGATAGTCAATAAATGACGTTAGTTTCCTCATAACGCCTGCTGTTGTGAATTTTCTTGGTGTTAATAAGCTTCTACTTCTCATGTCACTAGTCTCACCAATGTTATCACTTGTTTGGTCACTGTCTAAATGTATATGTCTCAGTATTTTCAAATTTAGAGTCTCTTCTTCAGTCAAGTCAGAGAGTCGCCAATTTTTAATATTCTGTATCTGACTTATTACCGGGTCTTTCTTTTGTAGTATTGTGCTATTTTTTTGGAGTAGATTGATTAGAAATGATAAATTTTGACATTCCATTCCTGCTAGTGCTATAACGTGTAAAGGGGCATCAAGCACACCAAATAATTCGATTGGCATTTTCTTCCTATCTGTATATGGAGTGTGTTGGATAGGGTCATTGATTTGACCTGGAAGCATGTTGTATGTTAAATATGTCATCCAGTGAGCTACTGCTATTCCAGCCCAGCAATAACTTGGGGGGCAGCCATGCTTTATACTCGATTGGATTGACGAAAGCCTACTTGATAAATCTTCATATGGTCCTATATATGCACAATCTCCAACTGATGTTAATAGAAACCTCCCATATATGGAAAATGGTTCACCCATTATATTAAATAGTGACACAAATTCTTTTATAAAATTTGTAAAATATGTCTTTTTCATATTTGCTTGGCAGCCAAAAGTTAAACAAGTAACTGTAAATGTCTTAACTATATGTTCTATGAGATTTTCATCAGGCATTATATTCTGGACAAATGTTACACTTGTCTGATTATCATCTGAGTGAACTAGTGTGTTTACAAGACAATCACCTTGAAGCAGTTTTCCAGTTTCCTTCATTATATCCTTAAAATATAGCATGGCACAGCTGTGAACGTAGCTGCTTGTGTAGTTATAATTACCCTGGAGCCAATTCCTCTTAACTGGAAAGTAGTTTCTTGTATAATTATTGGTTAACTCTAAGAAGATGTCATTTTCTCTCATCAATTTTTGATCTATTAAAGAACACATTACTTCATCAGGTATAATTAAATTTTTATTGAGATAATTACACATAAAATATATAATACGTTTTTTTTCAAATGGATAAAGTATTGGATCTAATGCAATCAACCAGAAGTATTTTACAAATACATCCTGTGCACTCCATTTTGTCATATCAGCATTTATTTCTATTTTTGTGCTCCTATAATTGTCCATCTCTGTTTTCTTTCTTAATTCTGTTTGCTTAGAGAGCATATAACGCAATTCTGCTTCACATTTCTGTTCCAACACTTTTAGTTTCCCATCGCCAGGTTCACTTATCATTTCATCAAGGTTTAACTTGCATCTTTCTTTAGCAAGTCTTTCAATAACATACATTCCAGCTTTTGTCTCCCACTCTGGCTCAAAAATTTCTCGGTCTTTGGCTGTTTTTTGTCCTTTATTGAATATTGCAAAGTTATGTTCCTTATGAGTTCTCATCATATTCAGGCAGCATTGAATTGTAGTTTCATCATTTATAGTTCCATCTGCATACATTTCATATAATCTATCGAAATTTTTTGTTGTTATATAATCTTTGAAATCTGGAATGCACTGTTTTAATGCTTGATAGTTAGCATGTTTTAGTTCAGAGTCAATAGTCTCATCATCAAAAAATATTGGGTTTGCTAGTTTAATTTTAGCTATCTCTCTCATGTTGCTTTCTTTTTGGGACTTTCTCTCTTTAAAGTCACTAAAATCTCCTGTTTTAACGCTTGATTTGCTACTAGTAAATGTAGACACAGTTGCTGGTGAACGCTTAAAGTTATTTCGGGACTCAACTTTATTTCTGAGATGATTATGCCGTGAGGTATCAGTTATCAAAGATCGTGACAAACAATTCAAGTATATAGGCAAGCATACAGTTTGTGGTTTTGGTATATCAGACCAGTATTCGGATCCTAGTGATTGCTGGCCGATTTCAATCTCACCTACAGTTTTTATTAGATCAATCATAACATGGTGCTTTTCATGGAGGCCCTTAGAATTAAAATAAAATGGCATATAAATTTGATTTAGGTATTCTTTAATTGTGACATTGCCCGGGAACCATATACTTTTAATATCCCTATTCTCTCTAACTCCTTTTTGTGTTATTTCAAAGTCAGTTAAATATATATCGCGAAATGAAACTTTGTCTCTCTGATTGTATGCCTGGAAGCATGCATTCTTTATAAGATGCGTCATAAAAACAGAGAATAGTGTTTTTGTATAAGGGCTAAATTTTTCAGAAATATAACCCTTGACATCGGAAGATATTGCCAACGAGTTCATTATCATATATCTTGAAGGTTCTGTCAACGATAACATTGCTTTTGTTACAGATAAGCTAGTAAATAGAGTAAAGTTCATTACATCGGCAAGATTTACCATAGGATTGTTATTATACATCAATAATGTTGAAAGTAGAAACAGTCCTGGAGATGATACAATTCTCTGACACCTCTGTTTATCTAGTCTCATAGCTCGTGAAATAGTTATAAATCGGTTTGCTGACTTAAATGTATAGCATTTTGCTCCAGGATCTATTATATCTTCTTCTTTGTCATGTAGGCATACAATTATGTACACTATAGTACTTTGTTTCGTTTTAATATCAGATGAAGGTAGTAATATCCCATAAAGGTTATCATTAGCACATGTTGCAATTCTGAAAGTGTTAGGGCGATTGTATTGAGACATAGCTAACATGTTTCTCATCAGAGTTGAATAGTCATTGATAAATGACCAGTATTGACTACTGAAGATCTTCTCCATAACATTAAATGTTTCAGCAGAAGAATCAAATATTTGTCTCCCAAAATTATCTAATATAAAATTAGACTTTGCTTTGTATTTGGCCTCTTTGGACAACAGATTTTTTGTTTTGTTTATCATTTTAACAGAATCTAAATATATGGATTCATTATTAAAGTCCAAAATTTTTGGTTGAGTTAAATCAATGTCATCCTGTGTTTTTGCTTTAAATACTTTATGATTGCCAATCCCACAAAAATCTTTCAAGATCTTCTTTTTTGACTGCAGAGTTATATTTTCTTGTGATAAAACAAACTGTTGCTCCCATATAACAGACGCTTTGCCAGCAAGAAATGGGCTTAATTTTTTGTTTTGGACTTGTCCTTGTTTCCGTCTTGCATCATCTTTTCTCTTTCTAGTTTCAATAATATAAATATCCAATCCTTCTGATATATCAAAACATGCACCTAATTCTCTAAATGGGTTGACCATATCATGACATCCAGTTATGCCTTGCAACTGTTTGCTAAGATTGGCTATTTTTTCCTCAGGTCTTTTTTGACTATTTCCACTTGGTTCACACCATAAGAAATGTATGCTTGGCTTTTGATCTCCACTTGATGATAGTAGTGTTCTTGTTGTCTTGATTCTTTCTGACATTAAATCCCATCCTTCTTTTATTTCGTCTTTACTTGGTTTGTTATATTTACCATTAGTTTCAAAAACTTTCTTTGCAGATTGTGACACCTTAAGATTATATTCTGCCCTTGTTAGGTCTCTAACTCTGTATAAGAGTGAGTTCCAACGCTCACTATTATAGGCATTAAAATCCAAGCTTTCAATAAAGAGGTCTCTGTATACCTCTGGTAGCGAATCAATAAATTCCTTGTACATATCATGCTCATAAAGTTCAGGTGTGTCTTCATTTATCCAGGGAGCAGTTAATGTAAAATCCCCATGGGCTATTTTAAGAAGGAATTCATCGTCATTCTCAAATTTTGTATAAAGCATATCCTTTAACTCAAAGAAGTCATCAAAATTGATATCTATTTGAGGAACCCCAAAAATCTCTCTGAAGATGTCATTAGATATGTAAATTTCTTTGGTCCTCGGGTTTATCTGCACAATAACAACTTCCAAAATTGCTGGAATATTTGGTTGGACTTCACCAACAGCATTCGTATATTTATCCATAGTGGCATACACAGTTTCCATGCTTAAGGTTACTTTATAATCGATTAAAAAAATCCTACCATCCAAAGCCACATAATTGTCAGGAGTTATATTTGGTATCTTAAACGCCATTGGATCAAATCCATCTATGGTATCAAGTAAGATCTCAGTGAGTGGCACGTCAGTTCTAAATTCAATATTGTAGGCTTCACATATCATCTTACCAAAATAATCATGTCGAGCCATAAAAAGGTCTATATCAATATCTTTCGCGACATCTGCCGTTGTCGCAGCATTAATTCTTGCTCTGAAATTCCTCTTGAGTTCTCTTTCCATCTTAATGATTTTTTG